ACGGCGACCTTGGTGGAAGCGGTGTCGGTGAAATCGGAGGTTGCACGCACAGGTGCAACGGTAGAGGAAAAAGTTAACTGTGTCCAGCAATTTCTGCATTGACGTACGGGTCTACCGAATATTTACCTACCCTTTTCCCACTAGGCATCGAAGTCCATGGAAGCAAGTTTGGCATATACTAATGCGATATCCAACAAATCGAAGGATTCAAGCATGACAGCCACCACCGTATTTATCAACAACCGCAGCCAGGCCATCAGGTTGCCATCCGCGCTGCGCTTGCCTGACACCGTCAAGCGGGTGGATGTACGTGCGCGAGGCTGCGAGCGCATCATCGCGCCACTGGGGCAAACGTGGGACAGCTTCTTTTTAGATAGTTCGCAAGTAGCCGACGATTTTCTGGAGACTCGCGCCAGCCAGGCGCAGAGCGAGCGCGAAGCTTTGTGATGCTGCGTTACCTGCTCGACACCAATATCGTGATCTATGTGATCAAAAGCAAACCCATGTCGGCGCTGCAATTGTTCAATGAACATGCGGGCCACATGGCCATTTCAGCCATTACGCTGGCCGAACTGCTGCACGGTGCTGAGAAAAGCAATGCACCGGTGCGTTCTCTGGCTGTAGTAGAAGATTTTTGCGCTCGTCTGGAAATCTTGCCCTACGGAGCCAAGGCGGCACAGCATTACGGCAGCATTCGCAGCGAACTCGAAAAACGGGGCCAACCCATTGGCGTCAATGACCTACACATTGCCGCGCATGCCCGAAGCGAGGGCTTGACGCTGGTGTCCAACAACCTGCGCGAGTTTGAACGTGTTCCGGCATTGCAACTGGCCAACTGGGCAATTTGAACACCTCAAACCGCCTGCGCCAACTCCCGCATCGAATGCGCCACCGCCACCGCCTGAATCGCACCAGTCGTCTCCACCTGAATCTGGAAGTCAGTCCCGTAATACCCGCCCGGCAACCGAAACGGCTGATCTGATGCCACCGCCTGTGTGTGCCTGAGCACCGCATCGGCATAGAGCTTGAACGTCACCGGATAGTTATCAGCCACCACCTGCGCGCAAGCAAAGCCCACCACCGGCTTTGGACAGCGAAACAGCTTGCTCTTGAAGGTCACCGTCTTCGGGCTACCGGCGTCCCACTTCTGCACGTTCACGCCATAGAGCACAAAGAGCGCGTCCTGCAAATCGTCCAGGTACAGCGCGTCAATCCCGAAGTCCAAAAAATACATCCCGTTGGGGTTGCTGAAGTCGTACACAAACCCCTTGCGCACGCCGCCCTGGGTATAAAACCCGATGTACCTGCGTTCATAAAGGCATCCCTTGATCGAACCCGGGTTGATCGCCTGCCAGTCATCGCGTGTCATGATGCCATGCGGGTTGTCCTGGTTGGGTCCGGTCAGTAGTCTTGACCCACTGGCGCCAACATAAGCCAAACCATCGGGTGAAGCCCACACAACGCCGTGCCCCACACCCACTGCAGAGAGCGGCGCAATACAGGCCTGGCAGAACTCCACCGGTTGCTCGTCCATCGCGTCCGGCGTCCCACCCGTAATGATGCTCGGATTCCCATTGGTCAGCATCACCAGCGTCTGGCCATAGGTGGCCAATGCCACCGGCTGTGCATTGGTCGGCAGAATCTCATAGGCCAGCGGCCATGCATAAAAGGTGTCAGCCTCACAGAATCGCACCGATCGTCCTGAAATCCCGGCCATCATCCCGTTCCAAAGGCCGGTGAGCCAACTCAAATCAGCTGGCGGCATCAGCCAGGTCGTGCTGGGCAGTGTTTCCTGCAGCTTGCGTCCGTCGTCAACCGTACTGCTCAGCGTAGAAGCAATCTCCCGGGCAAAGAAGAAGGCGGCCTCCCCACTCAAGCCGGACTGCGTGCGGTAGACACGAATCCGGTTAATGCCGTAGGCACCAGAGGGCGGCGGCGCCAAAGAACTGATAGAGATCGTGTCATCGCTCTTGCAAACAATCTCGGTCGGACTGGGGTTGGGCGCACTCTCTTCCCCGATGTCGGTCACATAGGTGTAGGTGTAGTAGCGCGTCTCGGTCAGGATGCTGCTTCCCCCGCCTGCCGACAAAGTACAGGCAGATGCTGGCGCCGGCACCCCGAGTTCACGGTAAGCCGTCGGAAAGGGAGCAGTTGCCAATGCCAGCGTGCTGTTGGTCCACCTGGGCGGAAATACCGTGCCACCCGAGAAGTAGGTCCGCTCTGCCGTATCGGCCGCATTGGGCGCACACACCACATGCACCTCGGTCAGCCAGGAGAGCCAGTAATTCGTGTCACTCGCCACATCCCGGCCCATGCGGTAAATGGTTTGCCGCCCACCCGGCACCGTGGCCTTGGTCAGTGGCGCATTCCAGGGCCGCAGGTCTCCCCTGCCCGGCTTCTGGTTCGTCGATGTCACGCCCACATTGGCAGGCAACAACATCGGGTGCAGGGCGCGGTTTTCACCGAGGAAGGCGGAAAGGCGGATTACGGCCATGTCAGTGCTGCTTCCGCCTCGCGGCGAATCACCAGACCGCGCAAGCGTTTGCCTGCGGCCATGACCCATTTGCGCAGTTCGGTCGGGACGGCAGCCCACATCCCGGCGTTGACCTTGCGGCGCAAGCTGCTGTTCTTCAGCGCACTGCCACCGAGGTTGAACGTGAAGTCAATCAAGGCGGCCAAGCGGTTCGGGTTGTCAATGCCCGGGCACAAGCGCATTACGGTCGGCAGATAGACGGTCCTGACCATCCACTGCAGCAATTCCAGGGCCCGTTCGCGGGTGATCGGCGCATCAAACAATGTGACGCGACTGCCGTCCTCGTAATATGTGGCGCCATACCCAATCGTTGGTATCCCTGCCGGGCACAGATACGGCGTGAGGTACAAACCCTCAAACCGACGCATCAGCGCCAGCGCAACGACGATGGCAAGGTCGATCATTTGCCGCGCTTGAACAAACTGCGATCCGCCAGGTAAATCCCCAGCGCCGCGCCACAGATGCTCCAGCCGTTGTCGTCCAGCACCCAGCCGTGCTGCGCAAAGTGCGCAGAGATCATCACCACAGCCCAGGTCGCCACAAAGGGCCGGATAACGCCGTTCCAGGCGTCGATGAACCAGATACCGATGGTCTTGGTCGTTCCCTTCACCGCCTCAAGCCAACCCTCGGCCTCGATCTGGCTGATGGCACCTTCCGCCTGCACCTGAATCACCTTGACCTGCAGTTCAGCCTGCACCCGGATTGATTCCATGTTGCGCCCATGCTGCTCGGCGTCAAGCGTTCCTTGCAGCCGCATGCGTTCAATCTCTTGCGCATGCTCCAGCCGTTTGTTCAAGAAGGCCACGATCTCCCCGAACATCAGCCGGAACACATTGCCACCCAGGAAAGAAAGCAGTGCGGCAATCATTTCAGCACCATGTGCAGAATCTGTGCACCCACGCCGGCTATCACCCCGAGCAGGCCCAGCACAATCCACTTCGATTTCTCAATCAAGCCCGGCATCACCACTTCCATGGTCTTGATGCGGCCCTCGTGCTCCTGCAGGGTCTTGGCGCCCTCGGCCAGACGCGAGTTGATGACCATCTGGCGTTCTTCAATCCGAACCAGTGAGTTGAGCGTCTCGGCAATGCTGTCGATCTTGCTCTCCACCCGGCTGACCGAGTCGCCCAGCATGCTGGTGCGCTCTTCAAGAATAGTGATGCGTGCTTCGTCCATCTTTTGCCTCTTTCAGCTTGCGCAAGGGGTCATGCCGGGTCGGCCAGTGCCAGCGCCATCAGCAATTGCAACCACCCGGGGTTTCTGTGGGCGCACAAAGTCACCTCCCAGGTGGATGATCTTTTCTGCAAAGGCCAGTTCAAAGGCGGCCTCGAAGATGGCCAGGTTGAAGTGAAACTCGTTGTTGCAGGTGTAGTACCAGGCGCTGCCATGCTGGTTCATGCAGGAGCCACGGCACATGCTGAGCACCGGGCAGGCGCGGCACTCTTCCTTGATACTCCAATGCTCTACCCCGCCGTCAGACAGCTTGATTCCCTTGAATTCACTGACGTGACCGATCTTGGTATTGACCGAATGGCACACCAGAGCGTCACCCTTAAGATTCACCGCCAGCGTGTACGCGTCGTCCATGCCGCACTTCTGGAACGTGTTGTCAAACACCATGGCCATGTCGCTATTGCTGGCCCAGCAGCGCAACAACTCATCAAACTTTCGGTTGAAAGGGCTGATGTTGTGCGTCTGGCCGGCACGGATGGCATCGGTAAACTGATGCCTCAAGGCCTCGTAATCCTCGTCACTGAACATCGAGGATTCGTCAAACTGGGCTTCATCTTCCACCTGAACAATGCCCTCGTATCCAGCCTGCACGCTCTGGCCAAGAATGCTCTTGATGTAATCCACACCCGCCTTGGCATCGTGGTTTTGCTTGGACAGCACCATATTGACGTACAAAGGGGTTTTGGATCGCTCAACGTAGTTCCTGATCCACTTCAAAGACTCCGATCCCTCGGCCAGCGGATCTTCCTTGCGTGTGGTTTTCTGGCCAGGTCCGTCGTGTGAGATTGCCAGCACCACATCGTTCTCGATCAGAAAGTCCACGATGGCTTCATTCACCAAGGAACCGTTTGACAGCGTGGAAATCCGCGCCTTCTCAAAACGGCTGCGCAAGAACTTGACGAGCTTTTGCATCTTGTTGAAATTGATCAGCGGCTCGCCACCCCAGAGCTGAATCACGATCTCGTCTTCAGTCGGTGCCGTGCACCAGTCATCAAAGGTGGCAATAAAGTGATCCACGTCCGCCGAGCTCGAAGTCTGCGCACCAGAGACGTGAATCGCCTGCTTACAGTAGCTGCAGCTGTAATTGCAGGCCAGGCCCATCTGGATTTTGAGAAGACGAACGTTGGGTGACTTGCTGTCGGACCGGATCCGGGTGAAGTACTTTCTTTTCTTCTCCTCAGTCATCACCGGTGTGGGGGATGGCCTCTCGCCGTTGTCCTGGGCACAGTTGCACTGGGCGTTGCCGGTGCCCATGCCTTGCTCGGTCATAGGCTGCGGCATTTTTTTCAAAGGAACGGGCACTCGCTGGCCCTCGGGCGTGAAGAAGGCGACCCGGCGGTTGTCATATAGCCGCTCGGAGGCTTTGCCTTCCTGGTTAACAGAGGTAATGGTGATCATGGGTTTCCTTAGATGGCGGCGCAGTTGCAATTGCAGTTGGAGACGCAATTGCAGTTGCTGTAGCAGTCGCAATTGCAAGTGCAGTCGCAGTTCGATGTACAGTTGCCGTAGCAGTCGCTATAGCAATTGCAGGCGCATGTGGCGTAGCAGTTATTGCATTGACACCAGGTAATCCACTGCCCCTGCCACATCTGTTCAGCACACATACACTCGTCTGTAAAGTACCGTGAGCAATTGCAGTTGCAGTCGGTAGGACAGTCGGTAGTGCAGTCGCTGTAGCAATCGCAGTCACAGTTGCAGTCGCAGTTAGAAGCACAGTTGCAATTGATGGATGAACAATTGCAGTTGCAATTGCAATTGCAGTTCTGCTTCATCCGCACCAGCGTCACGGCGTTGCCCGCTTGCTCCAGCACCCATTGCGGGCCGTACCAGGCCCAGGTGGAGCCGGCGTTGATGCCCATCGATGTGCCAGACACCCTGTCGACCTGCGTGGCGGTGATGCTTGCCGCGTAGCTCGCCGTGCTAGCCACCAGCGTGCTCCAGTTGGTCGCATCACTTACCGGGTCATGGCCAGCGCCGCTGGTGGCGTCGATCGAGCATTTGTAAGACTGGTTGTTGGAACCCTTGACCACATCTCCAGCCTGGTAGATGGCCGCAGCGCTCCAGTCCCCTAGGTAGTGGGTCTTGCCTTTGAGCAGGGACAGGCTTGCCATGTCTCAAGCCCGGTTCAGGGTGACGGTGTTGCCCGACACTGACAAGGTGAAGTTGGCCGGGTTGGTTCCGCTGCCGGTGGTGGCCACCGCCAGGGTTGGAGCTGCTGCCAGCACACCCCAATTGGCAATCGTCGTTGGCGCCACCCCTGCTGTGCCATTCACCGTGCAGGCGTAACTGGCACCACCGTAAGTCACCACATCATCGATGTAATAGGTCACCCCGGCCGAATAGGCGCCCCGGTTGCTCAGGCCGACCGACTTGAATTGCGTCAGATTGCTCATGGCCTAGCTCACTGAAAGAGTGAAGCCTTCTTGGCCTCGGTGATGTAGCCCACACTGACCCACAGGTTCAGCAACTGCTGCACAACGGCAGAGTTCTTGTCGATGTAGAAGGATGCCAACAGCCACGAGTCCATGGTGTTGAGCTGGGCCAGGTTTTCTGGAGAAAGAGATGCATCGGTCCTGAAGTTGTCGATCTTCAGCAATTCATCGTTGCCAAAGAGCTGCCTGAACGCGAGTTTGCTCAAGGCATTGACATCAGGTCGTCCGGCTACGTTGTTGATGTTCACCCAGAATTCGTTGTTGAGAAACAGCATCCCCGGCGCAACAGGTCGTGTTCCCAGCAGAGGCTCTGGTTGCTCAACCACGGTAAACCCGGGGTACAGCGTGCTGACATCAGCCTCATCACAAGTGGTGGTCAGAATCACCAACTGATTGACGGTGTTGATCACAGCGTAGTTTTTGATGGCCATTTTGGTTTCCTTGGGAGTTAGAGAAGGCGCCAGGACGAGTTCACAAAGCGCAGCTGCACCGTGGTGTCTGCGATGTTCATCGTCAAGTCGGTAGCACTGCCCATGATGGTTTGACCATTGCGGGCAATGACGTTGGTAAGAAGGCCGTTGGCGCCGGTCACCCAGACAGCATCACCGGCAGCCGGGCTGGCCGGCAGAGTGAGCGTTGTGGCGGCGCCATTGGTCAGGATGTAGTGGGAACCAGCCACCGCGGTCTGCGTTGTGGCTGAGACCACCACCAAGACCATGGCAACCTCGGTTGCCGTGTAATTGGGCTTTGCGGCTGCCTTGGCCCAGGAGTAAACGTCTGACGCTGGCAGGGTTGTCGGCAGGGTCTGGTCGCCCGTGTTGGTGCCGCTGCTGCTGCCCGTATGGGTTCCCGACAAATTACTGCCGCTGACGGTCCCGCCTGAGATGAAGTTCGCCCCGTTATAGGTCCGGACGTTGCCAGCCTCGGTGGCATAAATGCCAACGGCGTAAGTTGTGGAGTACCAGCCTGTGGCCCCTGACGAGCGCCACCAGCCATCACCATTTTGCTGTGCGCTTGCGGCGTTGACTGTTGCAGCCGAGCTTGCCGTTGCTGCATTCCCGGAGATATTTGTTTGATCCCCCGTGTTGGTCCCGCTGCTGCTGCCGCTGTGTGTGCCGCTGCCAGAAGGTGCTCCAACCTCCGCCGCTGTGTAGGCAGGTTTGGTAGCCGCTTTCGCCCAGCCGTACACGTCTGAAGCCGGTAGCGTGGTCGGCAGCGTCTGGTCGCCCGTGTTCGAACCCGACAGCGTGCTGATTCCGAGCTTGGACTTGATCGTCGCCAGCGTTTCATCACCGGTATTGGCGCCACTTGCACTGCCCGTCCCACTGGCGTAAGTTCCTGCCGCTTGCGCTCCGACTTCTGAATAGGTATAGCTCGGCTTGGTAGCCGCCTTCGCCCAGCCGTACACATCCGACGCCGGCAGTGTGGTCGGCAATGTCTGATCGCCGGTGTTCGATCCGGACAAGGTACTGATCCCGAGCTTGGACTTGATGCTGGCAAGCGTTTCATCACCGGTATTGGTGCCACTGGTGGCGTCTAGCTTGGTCTTGTCGACGCCCAGCAATAGACCGTTGGCGCCGCCTGCCACCGCCGGCACCAGAGTCCCCGCTGTGATGCGCAACTCCGCCTTGGCAGTTGCCCAGGCCAGCGCTGTCGTTCCTTCCTGAGCCCGAACCACAGTCAGCGTGTCGCCAGAGCGTGCCGTACATTTGACAATCTCCCAAAACGATTCCGGCCCCGTCGCCTGAGTCAGCGTCAGCAAGAACCAGTCACCGCCGGAAGGTGTGGGGAACAGAGCACCATGCCCTGTGACAAGACTGAGCGAGGTCGCACTATTGGTGATGCCCGCGGCAAGCGCGCCCGTAGCGTTATTGGCAAAGAGCTGAGTTGCCATCAGTATTCCTTCACCTTGATCTTGATTTCTGCCTGCTTGACGCGGTTGCCCTGCGTCGTCACGGTGGCAGTAATCTTGTAGGTCCTGCCATCCGTACCGCCGGCGGTCCAGACCTTGACCACGCCGAAGTTCAACGTAGAGGCCAGCACCCTGATGCCGGCCTCAGCGACAACTTCCAGGCCGTAGGGGCCAGGCGCGCTGTCATCCATGACAGCGAGCCACTCCGAGAAGTCGATATCAAAGTCCTGCACATCAGCGGGCTGTTTTTCGAATTTGGCGAGGATGCTCATGTCACCGCCCCGATCACTGGCACGGGCACGCTGGCCCGTGTCTCCTGCACCGGCACATAAGCAATGAAGATTGAAGGGTCGCCTGAACCCAGCCAGGAATCCAGCAAAGCTGCCTGCGCCTGATCAGATTGCCCAGCAAGATTTCTGCCGCGCGCGCCGACTGCCGCCAATCCCTGCGCCTGTGCCGAATCGGCCAATGCAAAGATGGCACGCATGAAGCGGGTCTCGGCGCTCTCGACTTGCGAGCTGATCGAGACACCTGGCACAGTCCGAACGGCACTGGCAGCACTGCTCTGGCTCTGGGCCGATGCAAAACTGCTGGCAAGCGCGCACGCAAACTCCGCCGCTACCGACTGCGTCAATCCGTCTTCAAGCGTGAAAAACACCTCCCGGTTGGAGGCTGATCGCACCGATTGCGACTGGAATCCAATGCTCCACCCGGAAACATCACGCTCAGCAGCACTGGCGGTCTGACTGGCTTGCGCCGACTGGTGTGCCCCAACCACTTCAAGGCCGGTCGCACCCATCGCGCCTTGCACTTGCGCGCTGCTGGCACTCGCCAACCCCGTTCTCTGGGTCGCAGCCACCGTGCTCTGCGTCTGCTCGACTACCGACACCAGGCTGACAATGCGGACCAGCACCACCTGCGCACCTTGCGCCTGACCAGATGCGCCAGAGCAAATCAGTGTGCGAGCACTCGCCGCAACGCCGGACTGCGCTTGTTCCGATTGATCCGCAACCTGCACCAGCCTGTCCATGGCTCCAACAGCCGACTGAACAATGCTGTCCGAATCCGTCAGGTAAGCCGCGCGTTGCGTCAGTCCTTGCAACTGCTGGACCTGGGTGGCCATTGCCGCGCTACTCAGCTCACGTGCAGTATCGATTTGCGCCCACTGCGACTGGGATGATTCATCCACCGCGGTCACATCGCGCACTGCATCGCTTGCCGCGAACTGCAACTGGCTCGACGCCGACGTTGTCGCGACTTCCAGCGCCGTGATGGCTGTCGCGCTTTGGCCCTGCTCGGACTCCGAAACCAAGGTGACAACCCTCTCCAGCGTCACCTCTGCGGACTGACCCTGGCTTGATGCGCTGTCGCCAACCAAGTCAAGGGCAGCTTGTGCGCCGGCAGTTTGACCCTGCACGCTCGATGTCGATCCAGACACACTGCCAACATTCTCTCCGGATGCAGTCTGAACCACACCATCAACCTGACTGAAGAACACATAGCGGGCAATGTCAACCAGGGCGGCTTGCGCCTGTGCGCTCTCTGCCTGAGCGTTGACCGTTCTGTCCGCGTCGGCCTGCGCAGTCTGCAACTGCTCGGTGGCGCAAGAAGCATCCACAGTGGCCACCAAGGCGCCAGCAAGACCCTGCGCCTGGGTCGCGACTCCCGCGACGGAAACGGTCGCCTCCAGTTCAGCCATCGCCGTCTGAATCTGTGCGGCCGTACTTTCCACAGCAATATCTCGCAAACCGTCAGCCAGTACGCCCTGAATCTGCGAAGAATCAACGCAGCCGCCCACACTGCGATCCGCTTCCAGTAGGCTCGACTGCACCTGATAAGAAGCAACGCCCTGTTCAATTCTGGCGTTTGCTACCAAGCCCTGCGCCTGCTCAGAAACCGACACCGCATCGACCGTCGCGATGCACGTGGCCAGAGCACCCTGGCCTTGATCCGAGAATCCGGTTGCAGAAACCAAGGCGGCCATGTTCGAAACACCGGACTGCGCCTGCCACGCAACAAGACCAGAGTCGCTGATGTCGCGCTGGGTCTCGCCCAGTGCACCTTGTGCCTGCAAAGATGCAGCAATGGAATCGAACGCCAGTGTTGCCTCAGCCTGCACGTCCCCATGCGTCTGTGAAGACACCACGGCGCCAAAAACAGTACGTGCGGTATCGCCTGCCGCGGTTTGGACCAGGCTGTCAAATTCAGATAGGTAAGCGTAACGGTCAACCGTTACCGATGCGCCCTGTGCTTGTTCACTGGCACCCACGAAAGAGAGCACCCGCGTGGTGCTGCAGATTGCCCCCTGCCCTTGTGCACTGGCAGCGGTAATCAGGATGGCCGTTTCAGCAACTGCCGTCTGCACCTGTGCCGACACGCCGCTCACAACAAATGCGGTAGCCGCAGAGGCAGATTGAAGCTGTGATGTCGAACTCAATACGCTTCTGGCCAGCCCGGTGGTACAAGCATCGGACTGCGCCTGGTTCGTAGCGGCAGAAGAGTCTAGAGCCCTGGCAGTTTCGACAGATACGAGTTGAACTTGAGACGAGGCACTCGCAGCAACAACAGTCCGCACCCCGACGGCAATCGCACCTTGCACCTGAGAACTAGCGCCAACACATAAAGCCGACCTTGGCAGAACGGCTTGTGCGCTTTGTGCCTGCGATCCCGCAAAACTGCAGACGATGCTTAACCCCGACGACCCGTCAAGGGCTGCCGCGTTAAGTGCAGACGAGTTCAGTCGCACAGATCACACCCGCCAGCTGCTTAGTAGCCGGCAGTGCTGTTGCGAATGTCGTGCGTGAAGCTGGTCGCACTGACCACGGTGCCCGCGGTAAACGGGCCAATGGTCAGGTTGCAGCCCGATGCGCCAGCACTGACGTCCATCACCACCGTGGTGCCGTCGCTCTTGAAGATGCGCGCCCAGGTCGGTGTAATGGCTGCGACAGCCGTGCCGGAGGTGATGGCATTGGCGGTCAGCAAGCCGCTGTTGGCAGCAGGGAAAGCGGTGGCGCCAAAGGTCAGGGTTACGCCCAGCACTTGGGCGCCCAGGGCAGTGTCCGCCGTGGCCGGTTGCGTGCCGTCATAGATTTTGATGAGGCCGGAATTGCACAGCGTTGCCAGTGCAGCCGCCTGTGCGTTGACGGTGGCGTCAGCGATTTGTGTATTGAGTGCCATGGTGATCTCCTCGTAGAAAGTAAAAGTTATGCGGCCATGCCGGGCTTCATCTGCGGCTTCACAGCCATCGTTGCGGCGATTTCCGCACCCAGCGAAGCAGTGACCATTTGCATGTAACCGGATGCACGCTCTGCGTTACCGGCGTACTCCGAGTCCTTGCTATAGGCCCGGTACAGAATCAGATTGAGTACGTCATCGGCGTAGATGTCGGGCAGGCTCAAGCTGCCAATGACCGCCGTGTACGTTGTGCCTTCCGCGGGTTCGGTGATGTCTGTCGGGTAAGCGGCGTACATCAGTTCAAGTTCAGCTGCAGAGGTGGCCGGCGGGTAGGTGTAGAAAGTCAGCGGGTCCCGCGGATCGAACATGAAATGTTGAATGTCCACGGTAGCCGGCAGGTTGTGCCAACCCGGGGTTTGCGCGTCCATGATGCCGCGCGCCACTTCGCGCACGGCCTTCTTGGCAGAGGTCGCCGCCAAGTTGCGGGTAATCTCAATCAACTTGGCCGGCGCCGGGGCCAGCGCGCTGGTGCCGGCTGTTGCCGTAGAGCTCTTCAGGGTCTGACGACTACCCTCCGAGCACCGGAACGCCGTCGTGGTGTTCATCGAGTCAGGGCGCACCTTGATGACAGCACGCTGTGCGTCATTGAGCCAGCGCACCAACTCATTGGCAGGCCAACGCACCGAAGTCTGGTCCTGCAACAGGTCCGTGGCTCGGTGAATGATCGATTGGGCGGTGATGGTCATGGCAATTCCTACTGCGAATGCAGCAAGAATCACCTGGAATCTGTCGGAGTCAACGGAGGAACGGTGAAGGACTAGGCTATCAAGTCAAAGGCCCAAGGCAGTGCGGCCTGGCGGAGCATTTTTCAGGGGAAACCTTCAATATCTATGACTGCAGTGCAATGCAGAGGGCTTCACTGCGCGTCGCCAAAGTACAACAACCTTACGCGCGCCGCTTGATCAATTTACGCCAGCTTGGCAAAATCCTGCCCCTGCTAGATTCATTCTTCGATGCAACGAGTAACCTTGCATCGCATTCATCCACGGATCAGCTAATCCCATGCCAACCTGTAACCCAACCTAAAGTACGCTCCACCGCCCTGGCTGGATGTGTGCATCACTTCAGCCCAAGCGGAGCACTCCTACGTCTTCTGCCCTGGCTGATTGCCGGGGCTTTTTTTTGGAGTGTGCCAATGCGTACCAAAAGTCTGGGTGGGCCCGCGCGCGAGTCTGTTGCCAACGGCTTCGTGAAAGGTCGCAAGCCTATTTGCCGACCACGTAACCCGATGGTTGCGGCCCTTGTTGTCCGGAAAACGTCGTCCGCCGGCGGCAGACACCTGCAATCCAAAAGTGCTATGCGAATAGCACTGTCCAAAACTTGCTTGATGAACTGGTGGCCGCACAGCTGGACCACCGTAGCAACGGCCGTTGAATCGAAAGATCATGATGGAATCCAATGAAGTATTGCGCGCGCAAATCGGCGCGCGCAGCGAACGCCTGCGACAGATCGCGTTAGAGCTGAAGGCGGAACTGTTTGGTATCGACGAGGTCATTGATCGCGTCATTGATGCCGTGCGTGCCTGGTACGTGCTGCCCGACATCATCACCCGCCCGGTGATCGTCAACCTCTGGGGGCTCACCGGCACGGGCAAGACACAGCTCACGCGCAGTCTGGCCAAGAAGTTAGGTTTTTATGACCGCCTGATCGAAGTCCAGATGGACGGCTTTTCCAATGGCGGTGGTAACACCATCAGCGCCATGCTGTCGGAGTCGGGCATTGTGCAAGGCACCCCGGGAATACTCGTCCTGGACGAATTCCAGCGCTTCCGGACCGTAGATCGCGACGGCAGGGACCGCAAGATTGAACGTTACATGGATGTCTGGACACTGCTGTCCGATGGCAAGCTGCCGCCCAACTTCAGCTTTCTGGGCGAGTTGGAAATGAAGCTTGCGGAGGCGGTCTACCGCGAGGAACGCAAGCGCATCAAGTCCTTGGAAGGCGATGAGGGCGAAGATGATGACCTCCACCATCTTTTTGGTTCGAGCAGTCCCGAGGCCGATTCGAAATTCAGCCTGTCACCGTACCAGGCGAAAGATTTCAAGGAGACCTTGAAGCTCAAGGAGGCAGTTGTCGAAATCATGACCTGGTCTCCGACGGACCTGCATGCTAGGTTGATTGCTTTCAAAAATGACCCTCAGGTCTGGGAGACGGACTTTTCGAAGCTTTTGATCTTCGTGAGTGGGAACCTCGACGAGATGTACGCCAACATGGCAAGCCGCGTTGAGGATTGCGATACCGACGCGAATGTGTTCCATGCCATGACCCGCACGCTGTCGGTCATCGATGTGAAGCGTGCCTTGAGTGAGCGCTTCAAACCGGAACAGATTGCACGCCTAGGCAATAACCACGTCATCTACCCCAGCCTGGACCGTGCGACCTACGAAAAGATCATCGATGTTGCTGTGGCCCGCTACTTGCTGGAAATTGCATCCACTTCTGGACTGCGCTTCGTGGTGACTGATGCTGTGAAGGCGCAGATCTATGGGAATTCGGTGTTTCCGGCACAAGGGACTCGTCCAGTGTTTTCTTCCGTGCACAGCCTGTTGAGTGCTCCGTTGGTCAGCTTTACACTGTGGGCGTTGGAGCATGGTGCACAGCCGGGCCAGGAGCTGACCATTGATGTGAATGCCAGTGCCGGCATCAAGAATCTGGAGGCGCGCTGGGGGAGTTTGACCCATCAGATTACAGTCACCTTTGAGATCAACCACCTGCGCCAACGTACCGATCCCAACATGCGCGCTGTCTTGGCCGTGCACGAGGCCGGACATGGCCTGGTGTACGCGCTGCTGTTCAGACAACCGCCACAAGAGATCCGCATCAACATGGCCACCTTTGGGGGTGGATATAACAGCTTTACTAGCCTGAAGGTGAATTCACGCCGCAATCTCTTGGACGGTATCTGCGCTGCACTTGCAGGCCGTGCCGCTGAAGAAATGGTGTTTGGGGCGGAGGCGCTTTCTTCTGGCAGCCAAAGTGATTTGAAGCACGCCACGACACAGATGGCCTCCTATATTCGACACAGTGGATTTGGCGAGCGCATCAGCCATGTGGATGTCAGTACACAAGCGGATGAAGGCATCAATACCGATGTGGCCAGCACCAACGTGGAGATCGAAGCAGGCCTGGTTGCACAGTACCAGCGTGCGCGCGTCATCCTAGAAGACAACCGTGGAGTATTTTTGATGATGGTCAAAACCCTGATGGATGCGGGTGAAATGGGAGCCGACCAGATACGTCAATGGGTTGGATTGGCGGATGCACCGCATCGCGATGTGCTGGAGCCTTATGAGTCAAATTTGGAAACGTTTGTCCAGCGGAGTGCGGCCAACCGGGCATCTAGACACCTCAGAGCGTAGCAGCCATTGCGTAAGCCAAGTCGAGAAATTCCCAAGTTACGATTGGGCAATGAACCGCTCGGACCTCATCGACGAATTGGCAGCGCGCTTTGTCAACCTGACCAAGAACGACACAGAGTTTGCCGTCAACACCCTGCTGGATGCACTGCAAGATGCAATGGTGGCCGGCCATCACATAGAAATCCGTGGCTTTGGCAGTTTTTCGGTGAGCCACCGTGCAGCCCGGGTCGGTCGCAATCCGCGCAACGGCGAAAGTGTTGCAGTCCCCGAGAAAAGAACGGTCCGCTTCAAACCCGGCAAGGCGCTGCGAGAGGCCGCAGACAAATAGACCACGACAAGCCCTTGCTAACAGTCAGCCAATAGGCTGATGAGCCCTACCATGCAAGTGACTGACACCCAAGCCAAGAACCACTCACGGTGGCCCTGACTGCCCTGCAATCCAATCCGCAGGCGGGAATCTGGAGCAGATGACTGCATCACGCAACGGCCCGTGGTCGCCGGGCATCATGAATGCGGCCCTTCTCAGCGGACATACATCAGTCCTGTTTCCCAGGCTGCCTGCATCTTTGCCAACAATGCCGCCGGTACCCGGGCATCGCCCTTGGCGTCTTCAAGCGTCTGGTGCATGTACTGTGCAATGGTTTCGAGAACCTGAGCGGGTTGGCTCACGCCACAAATCCGACGACCGAAATCGTGAAGCTCCTGCACGGTCGGGTAGGCACGGGTCTGATGCCTGCCGGCAAAGACCTTGAGTGCAAGCGTACGGTCCTCCAACTCGGGGCCACCCTGGTACTGCGTGTACTGATAAATGGATGTCGTTACCACATCAAACATCGGCGCGAGCCACACATCGTTGGCACTGCGGTACAGTACGCCAAAGTTCTTCAAGT